GAAATCTAAAACACAAACTGCAGAGTTAGTAGTTGCAGATGATGTGTTGTAAATTAAAGCTCCTCTTGCTGTCAACGTAACGTTTTGAAATGACAAGTCAGCAAAATCTGCTCTTGCAACACCAGCTGTTAAAGAAGTTGGGTTGTTAACAAGTGCGCCACCACCAGATGTATAGTTAGCTGATGTAACTTCACCTGTTGAAGTGAAAGCTGTAGTTGCTGAGTTTAGAGTAGCTGAAGAAGTATAAAGAGCTAACTTATATTTATCACCACCTGAGTTTGAAAAATTAGAATCACCTTCTAGTAGTAACTTTTTAAAGTTGTTTGCAATCGCTTGTGTTATTGCCATAGTTTTCTCCTTATTGTTTTCCTATTCGAGGAACACCTGCTTGGTATTCATCTCGTCTTCGTCTTCCCATTTGTTCTATTGAGAATCCTTTGACTGCTTCGACATATTTTTTATCATATAACTGGAGCATGTCAACGGGTCCTTTTAAAAATCCGTAAGCCTCGACTAGGCAAGCATACAATAAGCCGTTGGGAAATTCGGTGCTTAAGTATGTAGTGGTATTTGTACTCGATAATCCAGTTGGTTTCAAGATATAATTTAACTGAATGGTATAAGTTTGATCTGGAGTAGGAGCTACGACAATTCGAGTCTCGTCCCAGTTGCTGTAATATTTTGGCACTCCAGTAGTTGCTGTAGGATTAAATTCTGACATAAAGCTAGTGTCTCTAAACTGTAAAAAATCTCTGTTTTGATCGGTGCTTCCATCCGCTAAATCTGAGTCTACAATCTGAGCAGATCTAACAATTAATAAATCTGTTGGTACATCTATAAATCTAGTAGATGCAATTAAATTAGCTGTAGCGTAACGTCTGTTATTATCAGAGTCTACTTCTCTTAAAATTCTATATTCAGCATCATTAATAAATCCATTTAAAATAGTATCTGTAAAAACATTACTGGATACTTCTGTGTAGTCTATAATTTTTTGTTTTAATTCGTCGTATGTCATGATATGTTAATTGTTACACTCCCTACTGTTATTAATGCTTGTCTTGCATTACCAATTATATCTGGATTTGCAGGAACCATACTCTCATTAGAAGTAGTTTCAAATGCAAAATCTCCAGGCAAACTTAAATTAGCAACAATTCCTCCCCCTCCTCCGGTTAATAAATTAAATTTTTGTGGTCTTGGATGCATTAATCCTTGAGGATCTGCGGTGTAAGGTTTAGGTTCTAATTGTGGTTGTTTAGGTTCATACTCAGAAGTATGTACTCTTGCACCATTCCACTCTTTAACCATTTCAGTGTATGGATATGCCAAACCAGATCGGTCTGAAATAAATAATGCGTGTTTTCCTCTTGCTGTGTTACCCATAATTATATACTCGGAAAGTAAGTTTTAGGAGAAATGTAAACACTAGCTGAAGATCCATCTTCTTCTAGAGCTCTAGCTAATTCATCCTCGTAGATTAATTTTAATTCTTGTATTCTTGGTTGTGCATATTTCATAGATAAATAATAACTTAAACCTGCAACCATGCAAGGTACAAATCTATATGGTACGTCTGTTGCATTACTGTAAGCACCTGCATCTTGAATTCTTTTTTCGTAATAAAAATTTATGACGTCTCCATTTTGAGTAGAACTTGGAGTTAAATAAATTGTTATTAAAACATGATCAATGAATCTTTGAACAAAGTATTGTGACGGTTGACCTGTTGCTGTTTTATTGGATAACGCCTGGTACTGAGATCTGTTTATTTTTTCTAAAGGAGAATCAACATTAGAATTGTTTCTAAAAGAACATTCTAAAATTTCTGTGGCTTGATTAACAAAGTTAGTTATAGAAGCTCCGTCTGCATGAGTTGCTGCAGTAGTTCCATTAACTCCTCTTGTTACTCCAGTAAGTTCTAAACTGTTAAATCCAGTGTAAGAAATGTTTTCAGATCCAACATTAATTGTTCCTGAATCAGGCATACGATTTTTTGAAGCAATTGTAATTCCTGCGGTTGCAGTTGTTGAAGTAATAGCTGCAGTTAGAGTTGAGGTAACTCCATCAGAATTACCATCAGACGTTGCTCTAAAAATTCTATATTCGTTTTTATTTGTTTCTAAAGTAATATTGGTATTTGCTACTTCCCAAAAATGAAGACCTCTATTGCCCCATTCTTGAAACATTATGTTTAACGATCTTCGAGCAGTTTTTAGATTATAACCGCTCATGTCAAATTGACCGAGTCTATTATAAGACTCTTCAATTATCTCATCGATCGAAAACGTTTTGTCAAACGTTGTAGTGCCCGAAGTAGTGTTGGCCATTAGTTATCCTATGTATAGGTTATAGTAACACCAGGTGTGTCTGTTAAATCTAAATAAACACCTTCTTTAAATAAAATACCCGAACTAGGACACAGAACATTTAATCCTTCTGTTCCAAATTTATATGTGGCAATCGCAGTTCCAGCTGCTCCACCGCTTTTTAAAACAACGCTAGCACTAGCAACACCTTCTGCTTGAATAGAAGTTACTCTAGCTCTTTGTGTTGTAGGAACCATTTGGCCATCTGCAATTGCGTGTGCTACTGATTGGTCACTTGAAAATGAACTCATATTTTTTCTCCTAAAATTTACATGTGGGGCCGAAGCCCCACATTAATTATTTATTACGTATCGCTAAATGGTGTAGCAATAGCTCCTGATCCTAAGATCAAAGTATTGTGTACCAAGTATTGAGCTGCTTCTAAAGCAGTAACTGTAATTACTGAACCTACGATTCCACCAGTTGTTGTTCCATTCATAGAAAGAACATCATTTGCTGCTGCAGGAAAGAAAGCTTTTTTAGCTCCATTATCCACTGCGATCATAGCTGCGCCTGTGAATTTATCCACACCATCAGTTATGATTTGAACATCAGTTGCTAGTGTATCTATGTAAAACATAAATGTAGCACCAACGTTATTTAGGTTATTATAATCAGTATCACCCGCTGTTGCTCCATTAGCATTAGTGTTAATGCTTGGTAACTTGTAGATACCATCTGCGTCTTGTGAAATTAAAATTCTTCCAGCATGGTCGTTAACGGTTAAAGCTAAACCGCTTGCACCTAAGCCAGTAGAATTAATTGCTTTTGTTGCTCCAGGGCCTGTAGTTATAAAGCCATTTTTAGAAATGACCGGTCCTGAAAAAGTTGTATTTGCCATATTATTATCCTCCTAGTTATTTGAATACCGTCTCTAGGCCGTCGACTATACGCGTCGATATTCAATTTAATGTATAGTG